ACGAATAAGTATTACGTTCGTCTGTGCCGAGGATAGATTATTTGGGTATTTTAAAACTTTAACCATTTGCTCTTTGAAAAATGGCACACTACGAACATTTGCCGATATATAAGGCTGCGATGGATTTGTGTATATATTTTGAGAAGATCATCAGGAATTTTGATCGGAATCATAAGTATGTGATCGGCGCGGATCTGAGACGGTTAAGCATCAAGTCGGTGATGCTCATCATTAAGGCTAATGATGCGCGAGACAAGGTACCCCTTCTTCTACAACTAAAAGATGTTTTGGAAGAAATAAAAATTTTAGTGAAAATATGTAAAGAAGTTAAAGCCTTTAACAGTTTTAAAAGTTTTGAGGTGTCGGTGAAGATGGTCGATAGTGTTGTCAAACAGTGTGCGGGCTGGCTGAAATCGCAAAAACAACCCGGCCGGAATTGATTCGCATTGAAGGAAGGCGGATCGAGAGAGCCATAATTATCCTGCGTTTGTTTCGCCCAGGGGGCATATAATTATCGCGGTTTCGTACTCAAAAGAGATCGATGCCGAGATCTAAAGTAAACAAACAAAGCGTCTACGCGTCCCGACAACACAACGAACTCATTCAACGTGAATTTCAACAACGGGAACGTGAACAACAACAATAAGCAGACGAATAAGTATTACGTTCGTCTGTGCCGAGGATGTCCAGGGATGTTAACATATAAACAGCTTTACGGCAGTTATCTCAAGTGCCGTAAAAATAAAAGAAACACCATCAACCAGCTCGCCTTTGAAATCGATGCGGAGCAAAACTTGCTGCGCCTGGAAGAAGAGTTGAACGCCCGGACATATCGCCCGTCAAGATCCATATGTTTTGTGGTGGACCGGCCCAAGCTCAGAGAGATATTCGCTGCGGACTTCCGGGACCGCGTGGTTCATCATGTATTGGTGGATCATTTGGAGCCGATGGCAGAGCCCAAATTTATTTATGACAGCTATGCGTGTCGCAAAGATAAAGGCACCCACGCAGCAGTTAAGCGATTGCAGGGATTTACCCGGAGCGTAACCCGAAACAATTCGCGCATGGCATATTGTCTGCAACTGGATGTGAGATCCTTTTTCGTTACTATTAACAAAAATATTCTGTTCGGACTGTTGAAAAAATATACTGACGATTCGGACATGATCTGGCTGTCCGAAATAATTATTTTCAATGACTGTACTGAAAATTGCCGGATGACCAGGGGAAATGATCTGCTTCAGTATGTGCCTAAACACAAATCGCTCTTCTGGCAGGATAAAAACAAGGGGCTGCCGATCGGCAATTTAACGAGTCAATTTTTTGCGAACGCGTATTTAAACGAGCTGGATCAATTTGTAAAGCATGATCTGAAATGCCGGTATTACATGCGCTATTCGGACGATGCTCTGATTCTACACGAAAATAAAGAGCAACTGAAAGTATGGAACGAAAAGGTCGATGCGTTTTTGAAAAGTATCCTGGATCTTGATCTTAACGAAAAGAAAACGGCCATCATCCCGATCGGTAATGGCATCGATTATCTTGGGTATATCGTCAGGCCGTTTTATATTCTCGTGCGGCGGCGCGTGGTGAATCATCTGAAGCAGAAGATATTCGACCGGAGTGCTACAAGAGAATCGATCATGTCCTATTTGGGACACTTTAAGCATGCGAATGCATATCGTTTAACTCAAAACCTGGTACCGACAAATGGAGGATTGCTCAATGATCTGCCCGTACTGTCATAAGGAAATCGAGTCTGTGGAAGAATTTACATCATCAATCAATGTTGTCAAGGATAAGGACGGAAAGGTTCAGACCTGGATCGAAGAAACAAGAGATGTAGACGGCATCCTGATATCAAAGCGCGTGGATGAGTATGGATATTTCGATGGACATGTTATCGACACTATTCGCCAGCAGGTTTATGATGGCGAAGGTGCACTTTTGTCTGAAAAGACAATAAAACATTTTGAAGATGGGAGCCCGCCGATGGTAACCGACAATGGGGTTAGGGGGAAAAATGGACTTTAAAGGCTTTGGCGACTGGATAGAAATTTTTCGCGGGGGCAAACAGATTGACAGTGGCGGAAGAGAACATGACGGTAACGCGCTGATTGCGCGGGCCGTTGAAACGTTCAATCCGTCATATCACGAACCGCCCATTGTGGTGGGCCATCCCAAAGATAATGCCCCTGCGTTCGGATGGGTGCAGGGACTGAAACAATCCGGAAATAGGCTGCTGGCCAAAGTCAGAGACGTGGTTCCGGAATTCGAGGCAATCGCCAAACAGGGTCTTTTCAAGAAGCGGTCGGCCAGTTTTTATCCGGACGGCAGGCTCAGGCATGTGGGATTTTTGGGCGCTGCGCCGCCTGCAGTCAAGGGATTGGCGGATCTAAAATTCGATGACGGTGAAACCATGCTCACATTTGAGTTCTCGGCATCCAAAGAAGACAAAGCCGCGCAGGATGCCAGATCCGAAAAATACAAAATCGCCGTCAAAGACGGCGGCCACGTGACCAAACCGGGCCAGTGGAAAAACGTGCCCGACGATCAGTTTCTGGACCCGGTGAATTATCGGTATCCGTGCCCGGATGCAAACCAGACCCGGACAGCCGCAAGCTACTGGGGCCAGGCGGACAACCTGGCTCAGTATACTTCTCAGGAACGCTCTATTATCAATGAGCGATTAAATAAATTTCGTAAAAAATTTAACATCGGTGAATACCGAAAGGAGGCCAAGATGAAATTTAGTGAATTTATGGAGCTTTTCAAATTTTGGAAGCAGGCCGAAGAAGATCCGGACGTGGAAGTGCCGGACCTTTTTAAGTCAAAATCCACCGGCAAGGAGAAAGTTTCCTCATTTACAGAGGCGGACATCGAAAAGGCCAAAAAAGAAGCGGCGGATGCGGAACGGGAAAAAGTAATCGCCGAGTTCGCCGAAAAAACCAAGCAGGCGCAGCGTGAGGCCCATAATCAAGATATCTCGACCTGGTGCGAGGATATGGTTAAGAAAGGCAAGATCGCGCCCGCCTGGGTTAAATCTGGGCTTCCTCAAATCATGGAATTCCTGGCGGCCGGCAGCGATGTTATCGAGTTCGGAGAGGAAAAGAAAAAATCGAGCCATTATGACTGGCTCAAGGACTTTTTCGAAAACCAGATTCCTAAGCTCATTACGTTTAAAGAGATCGCCAAACGTGATCTCGATGTCGGCGACGGGAGCGATGCGGAAAAACGCGATCAATTGATCGCGGATTTTCAGGAGAAAAACAAAGAAGTATCCTACAAAGACGCTGTTATCGCGGTGTCGGGAAAACATCCGGATCTTTTTAAAAACCGCTGATAAAAATTATCAGCTCATTAAGGAGGAGAAATCATGATAGGTCAAACATCGGGAATCGAGAAAAAAGTCAAATGTACGGCGGCGATTGCCACGGCATTTACCATTGCCAAGTTCGGGGCGGATGATGACACCATGAGCGTCGCCACGGGTGCTACCGACAACCTGCTGGCAATATTTCAGCATATCACGGACACTGCGGACGATCCGGTTCGGGTGATGATGTCCGGTATCAGCCGGTTGAAACTGGGCGGTACGGTGACCAGGGGAGGCCCAATCACATCGGACGCCAACGCCAAAGGCGTTGCCGCCATATTGGGTCAAAATATTATCGGGTTTGCCTGCGCATCGGGCGTGGCCGACGACATCATACCGGTCTTGCTGGCACAGGGAGTGCTTAATTCTCCGGCCGGAGTCGATGGAATAACATTTAAGGGGTTGGCCCGGGCCACTTATGATTTCGACGAACACGGCGGCGCAGTGGGCGATATCAGCCTGGAAGTTGACCTGCCGGACAATGCCATTGTCGTCAGGGGATTCGGCGATGTCATCACGGCATGCGAAAGTGAGAGCAACGATGGCACCATAGCCCTGAAGGCCAATACCGGTAACGATCTGCTGTCCGCAGTGGATGCCGATACCCTGTCTGGCCAGTTCGAGTTGGTCCCGGTTGGTACGGCTGCTACAATGGTAAAATTGACGGCAGCACGGACGCTCACCTTAACTATCGCCACACATGATCTGACCGCCGGAAAAATCATATTTTTCCTGGAATATGTCATGAGCGAATAAATTAACCCGGGCGAAAAGCCCAAGAGGAGGAAAATATCATGCCTGAACCAACCGATCTGCACGTAGATGCGGTATTGTCGAATCTGTCGATAAAATACCGGAATGAGGAAATGATCTGGACGGAAGTAATGCCCACTGTGAAAGTGGGAAAGCGTTCGGATATCATCATTAAATACAACAAAGAAGACAGCTTCAAACTGGTGGATGATTCCATAGGCCCCAAAGCGCTTCCCAATGAAGTGGACTGGGGAACCGCTGAAGACAATTATTCGGTTAAAGATCATGCCCTGGGAGACTGGCTGCCCCAGGAGACCATCGACAATGCGGACAATCCGCTCTCTCCGGAAGTCGATACCAACGATTTCGTAAACTTGCTCATGGATGTCGCCCAGGAAAAAAGGGTTGTGGACATTGTGTTCAGTGCGGCGACGTATCCGGTGGGCAACAAGACTCAACTTTCGGGCACTGGCCAGTGGGGCGGCAATGCGGACGACCCGGTCCAGGATGTTCTCACAGCCGTGGAGACCTGCTTTCTTCGGGCCAACACCTTGGTGTTCGGGGCCGAAGCCTGGATGAAATACAGAGCCCTTCCGGAAGTTCTGGACGCGGTCAAGGGCGCTACCCGGTACCAGGGATCTCCGGGCGGATTGGCTACCAAGTCGGAAGTTGCGTCTTTGATGGAAGTTGAACGGATTCTGGTGGGCCGGGGCCGGTATATTACCTCCAAAGAGGGTCAGACGGCGACGTATACCCGGCTTTGGGGGAAACATTGCGCGGCGCTCCATGTTATGAGAAATCCAGGAATCAAATCTATTACATTCGGCTTAACGATTTGCGAAATGCTGCGTCAGACCCAGCGGGACTTCGACAAAAAACGCGGGATTAAAGGTGCCCATTACTTCAAGGTGGCCTGGAATTCGGACGAGCATGTCATTGCCAGCGACCTGGGATATTTCATCGAGGATGCCGTGGCATAAAAACTCAAACCGCACCGATGAAACCTTAAATCTGAAAGGAGAAAAAATGCCGAGATACATTGTGCAGGGAACCCATATTAAGCATGGGGAAAAAGGCGATAAAAAAGCCAAAATTTACGCTCCGGGTGTTGAAATCGAGTTGACCGAAGAACAAGCGAAATTGCTTGGAAAGAGCGTCAGGCCGGTTCAGGAGAAAAAGTCCTCCGAACAATCGGCGGGCAAGCCCAAGGATAAGAAATAATGCCCTATTGCGAACTGAGTGACATAGAGAAACAGATTCCCGAAGAGATCCTGATCGAGCTGACCGATGACGACGGTGTCGGCGCGGTGGATACCGGCAATGTGGATCGCGCTATCGAAGATGCGGACGACGAGATCGATTCGTTTTTGTCTCTTCGATACAGTCTGCCCCTGGCATCTACGCCCGGTATGGTTCGCCGAATGAGCGTGGATCTGGCCATCTGCAACCTGTACGGACGGCGGCCGCATCTCACGATTCCGGAAACACGAAAAGAGCGCTGCGATACGGACCGGAAACTGCTGGGGGAAATCGCCAAAGGCAAACTGTCCCTGGGAAGCGATTCCCCGGACCCGTCATCGGATGCCGGTGTGGAAACCACCCGAAGCAAAAGCGACCGCATTTTTTCCATCGGCAGGGAATCGGACAGCTCTGCGGGCAGCCTGGATAATTACTAGAAAGCGAGAAACCAGATGGCCAGCTATACCGTCGAACAGATCGAAGACGCCGTCATCACGGCGGTTGACGTGCTCAAGGCGTCCCTGGGCGTGCGCACTGTAAAATCCTACCAGGGAGAGCTGGAAGAAGAGGATATCAAGCGCCTGGTGGCCCTGTTTCCCGCCATATATGTGGTCTACGGCGGGTCAACGTACACGGAACACGGATCGCGGAAAACCGAGAAGATGACGTATTATATTTTCGTGTGCGACAAGAATTTGCGAAAAGAGGAAGAGGCCCGGCGCGGCGGTACCGGCAATCCCGGAACTTACGCCATGCTCGATGCCGTCCGGGATGTGCTGTATGCGAAGCAGCTTTCTCTGGAGATTTTTCCGTTCAAGCTGATCCGGCAAGCGGCCGTATGGTTCGGGGGCGGGATTTCCGTATATTCGGCGGAGTATGAGACCGGGCAGTCGCTGCTTTACTCTGCAACGTAGGACGGGTGTCAGGTGTCAGGTGTCAGGAAATACTGAAACCTGAAAACTAAAGGAGGGCACAATGGCCGATAATTCGCAGAAAATCAAGGATGAGAGTCGGGAAGGAGTTACTACGGTGATCGATAAAAAAGATGAACGTCCAACATCGAACGTTCAACATCGAACATCGAATGAAAATAAACCGGACAAACAAGAGGTAAACTGAATCAACTATAAACCAAAGGGAGTTTCATTATGTTAGAAGCAAAAACCCAGTTGGCGATCAAATTGGAAAGCGAAGAGGGCACCGCCGAAACCTTGGCTGCTGCTGACGCGATATTGCACGCCAACGGAAAATTCACGCCGGATACGCCCATGTTCCAGCGGCCCATGCGCAGCTCGTCATTGTCACCGTTTTCTTCGGTGCCGGGCGCCAGATCCGCGACCATCGAGTTCGACATAGAACTCAAAGGGTCCGGGACGGCGGGCACGGCCCCGGAATGGGGCAAGGCACTCATGGGCTGCGGATTTGCTGAAGATGTTGAGACGGGTGTGTCCGTAACCTATACGCCGGCATCCTCGTCCATCGGCTCCTATACGGTGGCCCTGTACGAAGACGGCATGATCCACAAGATCTGGGGCGCGCGGGGCACGGTCAAGCTTGCCCTGAAAAACGGAGAGCCGGGCATGCTCAGCTTTGCGTTCACGGGAGCGGATTTTAGTGTGGTTGACGGCGCACTGCTGTCCGGAGTGTCCTATGACGCCACCAAACCGCCCGCGTTTCTGGCGGCACAGTTCACCATCGACAGTTATGCGGCGCTTTTATCTTCCCTGGAGATCGACGTGGCCAACGCCGTGGCGTTGCGGCCCGACGCCAACCAGGACAGCGGATATAAATCAACGATCATTTCCAGCCGGGCGCCGGTGATGACATTCGATCCCGAAAAAGTCCTGGTGGCCACGTATGATTTTTACGGCGAACTCAGGGCCGGAAGCGAGGGTGCGCTGAGCACCGTTCTGGGCGAAACAGCCGGAAACATCTGCACCATCACCGCGCCCAAGGTGCAGTACACCAAGATCGACGAGGCCGAGCGGGACGGCATCCGGAGCCTGGGGATCGATTGCCAGCTCAATCGGGACAGCGGGGATGATGAGTTATCCATCGTGTTTACGTAAAAAAAATGAACATCGAACATCGCCCCGGTTAAACGGAAAAGAGGTTTCACGGGGTAAAAACGTTTAACATCGAATGTTGAATGAAAGGGCTTAGAATGGAAGAAAATGCAAGTGTAAAAGTGGAAATCAGCCTGGATGAAAAATACGGCCTGCGGTCCCTGACCCGGGGAGAGCTCAAGGCATTGCGCAAGGAAAAAATCTCCCTGGCCAAAATGGACAGGATGGACCCGGACGCTGCCGAAGAAGTTGTCGACCGCATCGTGGCCACGGTCATGGGGGATGCGGCGGATGATCTGCCCAACCCGGAGGCTCTGGCCGTGTTCGGGCGCATCATCGAGCTGACTTATGGCGATGAGCGGTCGGAAAAAAACTCGTCCGGGCCTGGCGGAAAATCAGCGCCGGGCAAGACCCGGAAGAAGTGATGGAGGAAAACCGCGACGCGCTGGACCTGTTCTCGGCTTGCGTTACCCAGTGGCGCTGGAGCGGATTTGGCCAGCGCCTGGGGCTGGATTATGCGGGAGTGCTGGCCGTGGCCCGGATGCTGGACATCAAAGCGGACGCGCCCATGCTGCGGAAAATTCAAACATTGGAGGTATACGAGCTGGGGCAAGGGGCGGAGGGCAAAGGGCATGGGGCGGCGGTCAAAGCGTGTCGAAATGCTAATGCGTGCGCCATGTGCACCAAAAAGAATTGTAGGGACAGGATGTGAGCGATAACAAGGTTGAAATTATCATCACGGCCAAAAACCTGGCCACGGCAGCGCTGAAAAGAACCGCGAGTCTGGTTACAAAGACCGTGGGCGGCGCCGTGAAAGGATTGGCCAAGCAGCTCACGTCTTTGAAAACCATTGCTATTGCCGCTTTTGCGGGTTGGGGCCTGAAAAATCTGGGCGAAAGTTTTCTCGATGTGGGCATGTCAACAGAGAGATATAAAACCATTCTGGAAACCGTGCTCAAATCAGCGGAAAAGGCGAAAGAGTATTTTGCCTGGATTGCCGACTTCGCGGCCAAAACACCATTTGAAATTCCGGGCCTGATGGAGGCGGCCACCCGCCTGGAGGCATACCAGCTTAATGCCAAAGAATACCTTGGCACCCTGGGAGATACGGCGGCGTCAATGGGCAAGGACATTATGGCGGCGGTGGAAATGATTGCCGACGCATCCCAGGGAGAGTTCGAGAGGCTCAAGGAGTTCGGTTTCCGGGCAACCGACGTGGCCGAACGCGCGGGGTTCGAGAGCGTCCAGGTCATGAATTCCACCAGAGAAAACCTGACAAAGGCCACAGAAACCCTAATGACCATGCTGAATGAAAGATATGCGGGCGGCATGGAAAAGTTGTCCAGAACCCTGGGAGGCATGCTTTCAACCTTGCGGGATTATTGGGGGCAGTTCCAACAAATGGTGATGGATAGCGGAGTGTTCGACTACATAAAAGGCAAAGTGGAAGCGATCCTTGAAACGCTGGAACGGCTGAAGTCCGAAGGGAAAATGAAAGAATGGGCCGAAGAAATCGGCGAAAAAGTTGTTGATGCGTTTGAGAAGGGCTGGAGCGCCGTTAAAAAACTGGCGAAAAAAATCAGGGAGCTTTATGAGAGCGGTCAATTAAAAGCCTGGGCGGAGGAGGCTGTAAATGTCCTGGGGACACTCTGGGACGTCTTGAAAAGGGTAACCGAGGTTATCGAAAAGATCAGCAACGCGGCCAAATCAGTGTCCAATGACTTCAAATACGGCTATACGAATTATATATCGGAAACAGGCCAACAATATCAATTGATGGATATAGCGAAATTCACGAACGACCTGGCGATACCTATTGATCCCGACAGATATGAGGTCGAATATTATTTTACCGGATCTGGATCGTCGAAATTGCCATTGTCCGAGAAAATCGCGGAACTGCAAAATAAATTTACGAATTTTTCGAATTATGT